TCTGGACTTCAGTTTGATAAAAGCCAGTGCTGCGTTCGAAACGCTATGCAACTACGGGGCTATCGCTGCATGAAACTGTCCGAACCATTGAAAATAACAAAGCCAGGCGAGGACTTAGTCCCCTCACCCGGCTTCTCCCACAAGACAGTTGAGGTGTCCCATGAGTGTGTTCGATGGTATCACGGAAAAGTGGCTGCCCGTAGTTGGCTACGAAGGCCGGTACGAGGTCTCCGATCACGGGCGGGTCTGTAGTTTGGGCACCAGCCAGCGTAAATTCCCTATAATGCTCACCCACGCGGTTCGTAAGACTGGCAAGCCGTATCAGTCGGTGGGTCTCTGCAAGCCGGGGCAAAAAACGGAGGGCTTTTTGGTACACCGACTGGTCGCTCTGGCACACATTGGACCCCCACCCAGCGACGCGCACGAAGTAGCCCACAACGATGGCGACGTGACTAATAATCAAGTTACTAACCTCCGTTGGGCGACAGTTCAGCAAAATAGCCAAGATCGTTGGCTGCACGGCACGATGCATTACGGGGAAAAGAACCCGACAGCGAAGTTTACGGAGGAACAAGTTCTCGCTATGCACGAAGATGCGCGTACTGGAATGAGCCGCAGGGGTATTGCCCAAAAATATGGGGCTAGTGATTCGCACGTTTGTAGTATCCTTAACGGTAAAAACTGGGGCCATATCGGTATAATCACACCGGTCAAGTTTGACGGAGATGCCCCTGAACAAGTCTTGCTGGCCCACCGACTCCATTCCGAGGGTCTTATACAGGAGGAGATTGGGGTGGCACTTGGTTGCTCCAAGGGATTCGTGGGCCAAATACTTAGAGGCGAGGTATTTAAGTACTGCAACGAACCAACCACGTACCGTAGAAAGAAACGCTGCAAGGGTCGCCACCATTTAGCCAAGCTCCATGAAGAGGACGTACCGAAAATCCGCACCCTTCGTGAAGAGGGCTTGACTCAACAACAGATTGCTGACCGCTATGGGGTAAGCCAAGCCACCATCAGTTCTATCCTGCGTGGGGAGCATTACAGGTATGTCGACCATAGCGATACAACTCATAAAAACTGACCCCTCGCTCTCGGACGCCGGTTGCTCAACGACTTGGCCCAGACCCATTCCGCTGCCGACTTGGTGGGGCCAACCAGCCGGTCGAACGCAGCCAAGGCACCCATCGCGTTATCCGGGCTGAACGTGTCCGCATCCCGCTTGCACCAGCTCAAATAGGCGGCGTAATCGACCAACGAGTACGCCCAATGGGCGGACACCTCTGGTTCCTGAGTCTTGCGGTCGGCCCACAGGAGGGGGGTGAGGGGCAGGCGGCGCACCGTCAGTTCCAAGACCTCCGCGTCAATGGGGGTGCCCAGGATCGTCAACTGGTGGTCGCTCAGGGATGCTTGGTAGCGGGCAGCAGGGACCGTGCGAAAGGGCTGCTGGTCACTGGCTTCGTGGAAGGTCTTGCGGAGCGGACAGCCCCGGGAGGTGGAAAACACCCGCTCAACCGCCAGAATCACCGGGTCCAGGTCGTAATGAGCGACACCGGGGACCGTGCGGATGCGAAATTCTTTATCGTCAATCAGGGGTACGCGCCGACAGAACTCATTCTCGGCTTCGTTCAGGTGACCAACCAGTTCGTCATTGCTCCAGAGGCAACCCGTCGAGTCGTACTCCCAGTAATAGGAGAAGCCAGCCCCGGGTTCGCCCGTATCGCCGCCCTGATCGTCCAGGCGCAGGCGGAGTTGCTGCATCAAATTCAGTAGGGTTGCCATTTAGATTCCACCTTGGTTCTGCATTACTGCGGCGATAGAGCGGATTAGCCCAGCAGATACGGCCAGCGGGTGGACTTCTAAGCCGAGTGCAACGGCTCTATTGCGTAGTGATTTCGGGTCTTTATGGTTCCAGCCCTGCTTACGCGCAAACAGCATGGCCTGCTTATTCGACCAGAGGGCCGGGTTCTCGCGTTCGGGTTGTGGAGGGGCGGGAATAATCGCAGTCAGTGAGTGCTTTGCCACAGGGGATTCCTTAAAGCAGTGGCCCCGTCATCCCTGACAGGGCAGAGCCTAGTTACTATTCATTGACCTGTGCGGCACGGTAAGTCAGGGTCAGCCCGATGGTGCCAGCCGCTGCGCCGGTGGCCGGGGCAGTAGCCACCTTGAGCTGTACCACCCGGTCACTGCCCGTTGGCTCGACCCGAAAAGCGGTCTTGACGTTAGCCCGCTCCACACCCCCCGCCTGACCTACGGTACTCGCAGCGACCAGTGCGTCGGTGTCACCACCAGTGAAGCCCACCTCAACAACAACTGCGGGGGCAACACCCGTGTCCAGATCATCGCAATCCAGGACACAATCCACCGGGACACAGTTAGCGGGCAGTGTGGCGAACTTCACCACGTCATTCACCACCAGTGCCGCAGTCAGTTCGTAAGTCGAGTGGACAGCAATCACGTCACCCGCCCGTTCCGCAGTAATCGCGTTAAGGCTCATGCCACTTGCGTTATAAGTCGTAGCCATGTCTTATCTCCTCACTCAACCACGCGGGTCGGCATAATCAACGGCAATGACGCCGAAATCCTTGGAATCGAAACGAACCTTTTTGCAGCCCCAGATGGCATGAGCCGCAATAATGATCTGGTTCTCCAAGTCAGCCGTATCTTCGACCCAGTTAAACCGCAAGCGGTTAGAACCGGAACCGAAGGCAATAGCACCCGCCTGATGGCCCAGGAACAACCCGCGAGCCGCCTTGACCGTGGCCGGATTGCCATAGTCCTCAAACTGAATAGTACGCGGGGAGACATGAAGAACTACACCGGCGTATTCGCCCAGGGCACCCTTGAACAACTCGGAATCACGGCCCTTAGCACTGGCTAACGCCCGCTGGATATTCACCCAGGAGTTATCAGAACCCGTGCTGGTACGCAGGCTGTATTCCGCCCAAGGACCGACAACGAAGACATACTTCTCACCACCATCCACCTGCACGGGCTGAATCGGGGTGGTTTCCATCGACTTAGCAATAGCGACCAAGCGGTCAATCAGCGCCAGGTCAACCTTGTCATTCGCATCCAGGTCATTCTTCGCAGTGGCATTGCCCGCATAGACCAAGTGATCGACATCAGGGGCTTGCAGGGTGTTATTAGCCCGGCCAGTCCAAGTCGTAGGCAGAATCCAGTCGCTATTAGTACCCCGCGCACCAGAGATGTACGAAGTGATGACTTCATCAAACAGCCGAGCAAAGTAATCACTCAACCGGCGACGAGCGACTTCCCGCAGAGAGTGCATAGTGCGCTGCTGACTCATCCGCGTACCGGCATTCACCGCTTGGCGGCTAATGTCGATGTAGAGTTTGTCGGTGAAGAACGACAGGCTGGTCTCGTTCCCACTCAGAATATCCTCTCCTTCCACAGGAGGAGTATTGATCTGCATGGATACGTCAAAACTCACTGCATCGCCAGCACCGGCAGACAACTCGTTAAACACTACCAGCGGGGCACTGGAAGCCGAACCATTCGCCATGAAGCGGGAGGTCCAATACGACTGCTTCATGGTGTCTACTGCAAGTAGCCCACTCCACTTAGCACAGGCTTTGGGATCGCCCAGAGAAACCGTAGTAATAGCCATCAGTAATACCTTCTAAGAGTGAAAAAACCGGCTGTCTCTCGACAGTCCAAATGAAAAATCAGGCAGCCATTAAGTAGCGCTGCTGTTGATCAGGGGTCAGTCGGCCAAGAGCAGTCTCATACTCAACCCCGGTCAGCCGATCCAGCCCAGAAAACTCGGAAATAGCGTTGTTGTCGGCAGTAGGTACGCTCGACAGCACCGGGGGTGCCTTGAAGGGAGTACGGGGGGTGCCGCCCTTTGCCGGGCTGACCGGCGTATCGGACGGCAGGCCCAGCAGCGAGCGCAGTTGATGCTGCACTTGGGCTTTGGCTTGGCCTAGCTGGTCCTTGGCACTCAAGCCGGGCTGTTTGGCCCGGAGATCTTCAAGTACGGCCTGCATCATGGGCAGCACCACCGGGTTCTCCAGCGCTGCATTGGTGGGGTCTTGCCGAAACTCCATAACGGCAGTAGTCCATTCACGCTGGGCAGTCTGCTGGGCGACTTGGGCCTCAATCCGGGCCTGCATGACGACCCCTTCGGCCTCACGCTGGTGGCGCAGCAAAGTCCGCTCTTCGGCGCGGAACTGCTGAAACGACAGCTCGCCCGCCTCATATTTGGCTTCCAAAGTCAGTAGCCGGGCCTCAATCTGCCCCAGTACCGAAGTAGCCTGTTGAACCAACCCCTGATCCACAGAGGGGGGCGGTTCAACGGGAGGGACGGTGGCAGTCGGCTCGACTACGGACTCAGCCAGAGGGGCGGGTTCGACGGGGGGTTCAGCAGGCTCAGTAACGGGATCGGTAGAGGTCTCAGCCGCCTCATCAGCGACTGCCGCCAGTTCTTCATCAGTGAGCAGGGTGTTGAAATCAGGCATGGGATAAGTCTCGAATATCGGGGGGGTTGTACTGGACAGTGGGGCGGGCGACATCCCCAGCCTTAGCCGCAGCCAAAGCTGATTCCGCCAACAGCTTCTGGGTCTTGGCAAACAACTCTTTCAATTCTGCCAGTTGCCGCTCGACTGCCATTTGGCGGTCTTCCTGATCCCGTTGGGCTTTAGCTTGGGCTTGTTGCTGGGCTGCTTGTGCGGCATTCGCATCGTTCGGGTCAGTCTGGCCGTTCAGTTGCCGCAACCTAGCCGCTAAGGCTTTAGCCTGTGGGAAATCTGCGGAATCAATCACCAAGTCCATCAAATTCAAACTGACTGACGGGTCCATCCTGGAGACGGTTTGCAGCAGCAGTTCTAATGTGGCCTGGCGTTCGGTCTCGCGGTAATCCACCTCAGCAACTTTGAAATCCGCACTGGCCGCAGCAATGTCATTCAGCACCCGACCATCCGGCTGCACTTGGTTCAGTGGCAGAAAATCAGGCTGTTCCTGGTTCTCCCCCGTCAGCCGAACGACCAGTGGGTGGGTGTACAGCCGCTCTACCAGAACCACCAGTTGTTCACCAACCCGTTGGGTGGCGTAGCGCAGAGCGTCCATTACATGAGCCGTGGAAACTGACCCCTGTTGCTGACGCAGATTGATCGCCCGACCCGACAATTCCGTCTGGCTTTGGCCCAGGTTCTCACTGGTTACGCCGCTGGCATCCCGAATAAATTGGGCATCCTCACGGGCAAACGCCAAATGGCTTTCTGCCAAGGCGGGGGCCGTATCGAAGATGATCTCTTTACCGGGGTTCTTCCAGATAATGGCGTCAGGGCGGGCGCACTCCAACTCAAATGCGTCGGGATCGTCCACAGCGTGTTTATCCGCCACCACCCGATTCACACTCAGCAAGAACAGACTCTTGGCCTTGCGCTTGTTCAGGCTCATCTGTGGACTGATCAGGTTACGCACCAGTCCATACGGCAAGCCGTTGTCATCCCGCCGATGACACCACACCGGGATAAAGGGCAGTGCATCATGCTTATATGGCGAGGGGGCGGTATACAGTACGTCACCCTGCACCGTGATGATTGAGCAATAGACCCGTTGAACAATGGCATCGAACAATGAGCATTGACCGTTCAGTAACGCCTGCTGTTGGCGGGGGTTACTTTCATCAAACAAGCCCCGATAACGCCCTGTGATACGTTTCGCGGGTTCCGTTTTGCGGTGCCAGCACTCGAGTAAGCGGATAGCGCGGGTGGATTGATACCGGGTCGGATCGCCATAGTCGAATGGTAACGGCTTACCTTGTGCATCGGCGTAGTAGGTGGTGGATTGGTCATCCATGAGGCTAAAACGATCCACCACATCACTACTGGCTTCCAAGGCTTCAATCTGGTCGGGGAACATGGCCTTGGCTACCGATAACGGGAGCGTCTTACTACGGATAAAGAACCGACTGTCCGATAAATCAGGCTCACGGGATAGGGTATCCCACCAGCAATCACGCCAAGTTTGATGGCGCAGATAGATGGGGTACTCGCTATCATCACCACGAACACCCACTTCCAAAAAACTCACCCCCGCAATCAAGCTCTCCAAGAAAGCATTTGAGCGGTGCCAGTTGAAGTGGGTGTAGTCGGTGACGTGCTTTAACAGTTTGGTTTTGGTCGCCGCATTCTCCACATCATCCTGCGCTCTCGGCAACACATGAAAGTCGATAGTAGCGCGGCGCTCAGTACCAGACACCCAGTCAATGTTAGTTTTAATCAGGTTATAGACCGCTGCACACTGCCCCCTGGACTCAAGCTCCCGCAAATCTTCCGGGGTCCACTGATCGCCACAGTAGAAGCGGCTATCCCGATCCATGAGTTCCCGGTTCTCAGCCATATAGCTACGGGATTCGCGCCACCAAGACAGAATCTGCTGTCCTAATTCGTGGTGTTGGGCTTTCAGTTCAGCGTCTGGATCAGCCGGGGTGTCTTGCGGGACAGGCGGGTCGGCGTAGTGGTTGGTTTTACGCTGCATTAACCAGTTCCTCACCGTTGATGCTGAGCTTTAGCCCCATGCGCTCAGTCAGTCGAGACATATCCAGCAGTGGTTCAGGCGAAGGGGGGGTAAAAATAGCTGCATTCATCTGTTGACAGATCAAATCGTGGATTTTGAGTACGTCATTTTTTATGAACGTACCGCCAAACAGGACAGCGGCATATTCTATGCACTTTGCCATTGCCGTAACATCCTCTTCGGCGGAACCGCCAGAAAAGATAAACGCTAAGTCCAGTGGAACCGCCACGGCGCTTCGGTTGCGATGCACGATGACGGCAGGTCGAAGTACACCTTCAACAGGTACATAATCGACAAATGATCCAAGGGACATATTAGGCAGCCTTGCAAGTAGGGGATAGGAAATCAGGGTTAGTTCTAAGGAAGTACTTCAATCGCTCATACGGGGCATTAAGCCGTTCAGCCGCTTCTGACAGGGTCATCCTTTCGCCATGAAGCGCCACGATGTGATTATGCCGTGAGTTCCGGTTCTGTTCAGTTCTGGTGGCCCAGCGCACATTACCGGGGGCATAATCCCCGTCGTTATCGATTCGGTCGATGCTATGCTCGGGACTAGGTCTCGCCCCAACATCTGCGACGAAATCCGCAAAGCTGTTCATCCACCGGTCACAGACCTTAATACCCCGCCCGCCATAGTTATGATATTGCGGGCAGCTCGGGTTCGAGCATCGCGTAAGCATATTGCCCCATGTCCGGTAAAGACTGTGTTCTGTGCTCAAGACACCGTCAATGACCTTTCGGCACCGTTCACTAGTTCTCTGGCGGGAGTAGCACCCGCAGCTCTGTGTCTTCCCACTCCGTAAATTATTACCCATCACAGTTGTTTCGTTCCCGCAGTCACACACGCAATTCCACATCGCTTGCCCACCAGGACTATTAGCAGCCCGTGAGATCACCGTCCACCGCCCAAATACTTTACCTGTAAGGTCTATCAATCGTGTCTTCTTTTCTGTATACTGTATGTCAGTCGTCATGCCGCTTTCTCCGGTGTTGATGGCTAGGTCAGGCTCGACGTTCTTAGCGTTGGGCCTTTCCGCTTTTTGGGGTGGCTTAAAACTGTGCGTCATCACGACGCTCGATAAATATGATGTCAGTCTAAAACAAAAGTTCAACAAATTCAAGTAATTATTTACCGCAAAATGGCAGCTACCGGGCGTTTATCACGCTTGCGGGGTTGACCCACGGTCTGGTCCGTGACAGCCCAATAACGCAAGGCGTCAGCCGCATGACTGTGTTCATCGTGCCGGGGTTTTTCACTCCATACCCCCAATCGGGTATTCCAGTCCCGCCGATAATTCTCCAAGTGCTTGACCAAACGCGCAGTCCGTTGCTCATGGAAATGCACCGTCATCAACCGGTCCCGCACGGCTTGGATACCGACCACAATCTCAGTAGGCGGCAACACCTCAATCGGCTTAACTCCCAGGGCCAATACCACGTCCTCAAGGGACTTACCACTAGCTAAATCCCGTTGCCGACAATCATGGGGCAGAATTAAGCGGTCCAAGATTAAGCCGCTACGAAGATGCTCTTGAATCTTATTGACATACCACTGAATAGGTTCGGAGTTGTTCTCGATATAATCAAAGATAACAGTCCTGCCCTGCTGTACCTGCTCGAAAATCATCGTGCTATCGTCCCGCACCCCTAAGTCCATATAAACTCGGAATGGGTAACGAGGATCAGCAGGATAGAAACCGATGCGGCCCTCTTTCCTAGCCCTAGTAATGTGCTGTAGGTAATAGGACCCATCCAAACTGGTTCTGAATGCCTCGTCCGCAGTGCTGGGGTATTCACGATAGACATCCTCATCCAGCTTGGCGGCTTTAGCGGCGTACCAGTGTTGTTGGGCAGGCGTTAGGGCAATACCGTGGTCAGATTCCAGCCTAGTGAAATAGGTTCGCAGTGCATCGTCCACAGGATGAGGAGTGGAGAGCGCATAACTAGGCTCATCCCACCAAGGGAAGAAGAAGAACTTGAAATCCGCAGGACTCAGCGACTTATTACCATCTTGCAACGCTCTGGCAGTCTGGCAATAGTCATGGAAATAGCCGTCAGTCCCTTCCGCCGTAGACTCAATCACCACGATATTGCCCTTACCGACCGATTCCAATGAACCGGTCACAATCTCTCGCGCTCGTGGTGGGTACTGAGCGCAGATTTTGCCAAATTCGCTGATGTGCAGCATCTGGAGACTGGAGCTACGCATGGTGGTCGCCACACGAATCCCTGAACCATTAGCAAAACGCAGATGGTGGGCGCTGTCTGCGGTAATGGGTACCAACTCTTTAAGCGCATCAGGCAAATCATCATACACTTGGCGGATATTACGCCGCAGTAGGTCTTTACCCGCTTGTTCGGTATGGGCGATGATGCCGCACTCGATATGGGGGTTAAACAAACACGTATCCAGCATCAGGATATTGATGCAGGTACTCATCCCTAACTGTCGGGCTTTAAGGATGATATTGTTATGCCACAGGTGGGAATAGAACGCTTGTTGTGCCCAATTCAGCCGGAAAGGAGCCTTAACCCCTTCCTTTGTTGAAATGGTGTAAAGGTTACTAATTCGCCAAGATTGGTCGGCTAAAAGCTCCGCTGCATCACTCAGGTTCATCGGCTTCCGGCTTTAGTTTAGCCATAGGACTGCTAGTAGACTGATTAGCAATGTAGTCCAGTAGTTGCTGGGATGACGTAGAGGATTCGAGTTCGACAGTCTTTGGTAACATTGACGAAAGCATCTTCATAAACGCAATCGCGTCTTTAACATCTTCTCCAGCCATTGCACGGTCTACAATATCTTTACCCTTAGCTTCAAATGCCTCATATATCGTTTGATAGACCTTAGAAGCAAGCCTTAATTTATAGCCAACGGGTCTTCCAGGACCCCCAGTGTACTCCCCCTTCACAAATCGACCTTCTTCATCGCGCCCAGTAGTCTCTGGAAATTCGACTCCCTTCGACACTAAGAACTGTTTATAAAGGCGTCGGTCTTTGGCACCCATCTTTTTAGCGACTCTAAGGTATTCCTCATAGGAATAAACTGGTGCTTCTTCACTCATAGTATTTACTCCTAGAGGGTAGAGTGGGGATTAACTCCCGAAGGTCGTTGTAACTCAGCGCCGGTGGATAAGTTAATTCCTCACGGGCGTTTATCGCGTCAAGTTCATTGTGACTAAGTGGGTTGCATGGGCAATGTGCCCGCCGCCAGAAAGGCAAGGTGGGATTCAGCCGTGGGGAGGGGATAACCGACTGCCGCCCACAGAGGGTGCAGACGCAGAGCCACCAGCGACTGGTGCGACCCCCTCGTACTTCGGCAAGGCGCTCGACGCGCAGCGTCCCGACCGTGATCCCCGTGAAATCCTTGGCTTGATAGTCCATCCCTACAACAACCCCTTGATTCGATAGGCTAAGTCTATCGGAGCGAGGGATTTTGGTCAAGTATTTGTTTTTATTGGCAATGGGGAGGGGGTAAGGGGAAACTGCCTAGAATCGAAGATTTGGGGCCGCTCCGTTGATGTTGGTAAGGGTAGCAGCCCACAGAGGAGAGGGGAGGATGTCAAATCCTGGACCTCCAGCAGTATTTCCTCGACGTGCGAAAGCGGCAAGCCGAGGGCGAGCGGTTCCCGTTCGATCTGGATGAGCTGGTGCCGTCCGTGTATAGTCGCAAGGATAAGGCAGTCGCCGCTTTAACGAGGAAGTTTACGCAAGGTGTTGATTATAACGGCTCCCCCACTCGGGGGAGCGACAATAACCCCACCCCGGAAGTAAAATACCACCTCACCACTGCTACATTTGAGTACATGGTGGCGAAGAAAAACCGAGCCATTTTTGAGGTTTACCGGCAGGTCTTTCATGCAGTGGCGGATGCAGTAGAGCGGGGTAAGACCAAGGGGTTGAAGTTCCTGACCGGGGAATGGGAGGCGGCGAAGAAGTTGGCTGCGTCTGCGGGCATTGAAGGGGGTTTCGTTACCGGCGCTGATAGCCCACAGGGGGGAAATCCCTTTAAAATCAACGATGCCTTCGATGCCTTCGATGTGCCTTCGATGTGCCTTCGATGAAATTCCTTATAAATCAACGATGCCTTTAATGCCTTCGATCTTTTAGGTCATACGGAGGTTTTATAAATAGGGTGTAAGAAGAGGCCCCTCCCCCCTCCTGTGGGAAAACTCACCCCTAATCACCAACTCCAGTAGTAATTTGGTTTCATCGAAGGCATCGAAGGCATCGTTGATTTATAAGGACTTTTATCGAAGGCATGATCGAAGGCATGATCGAAGGCAACCGCTCCTGATCGAAGGCAAACCCCCGCCCAACAAAAAGCCCGCATCGTTGCGGGCTTTTCTGAGCAGTTTGGCCGATCAGCGACTAGGTACCTTTGCCCAGCAAGCCTGTCGGTCAGTCAAGTATTCTTTCATCGCCCCCTCCGATTGCTTACTCCAGAACTCCGCATTGCGGATCGCGTAGACGTTCTCCTTCGCTTCCTTGAAAAGCCGCTTCTGCCCTAATTTGGTCAAGCCCGCCGCCCTTGCCGCAGCGCCAATGCGCCGCGCTGAGGGGGCCTTGGCGGTGTACATCCCGCCCGCCGCTTTGGCGTCGGCCAACCGAACCGCCTCCCCCCACTCTGTGGCCGTGATTAGCTCGCCCTTAAGGGTGTACCCCAATCCCCAGGATTGGGCATCATCGGGGACTACACCGCCCTCCATCCACCCTTTGATGATCAGGTCAGCCCCCGATAGCAGATTCTCGATCATCTCTGCCCGCGCTTCGGTAAAAATGGCGGGTTCATGCGGATTGAATTGGCTCAGGTCGCGGGACTTGAGCAGGTAAAGGACGCTGGCTACTGACCCGCCACTGTCAGGGATAAAGGTGCTGAATAACTCGTTGTAATAAGTCGGGGCTTTGGGTAACTTCCGGCTTATCGCTACTGCGTACCGGCGCTCTTGGGCGTCAATCCGTAGGGCGTCATCGTGGTTAGAGAAGAACATCCAGTTGCCCACATTATCGACAGTGATTTTTGCTCGGTTCTTCCGATTAGCCGCTACCCGCTTATTGGTGATCCACGGCTTCAACCGCTCCATCAGGCTGTATTGGTTCTCCTGCACCTTAATCTCTTCGACTACGCACAATTGTTTGAACGCAAAGTCATCTTGGAATGACCCCTCCAACTCCTCTGTGGAAATGACGCTGGTGTTGCTTTTCCCCAGGATTGCTGTCATCAGGTCTGCGATGAATGATTTGCCGTTCCCCTTTGGGCCAATAATGACGGGGGAATTGTTCATCTTCCGCCCAGGGAATTGGATAAGCGTAGCCAGGTAGTTAAGCAGGTAATTAACGAATGGCTCATTGTTATCCGTGATGTACATCAAATGATCAACAAGTAATGCTTCATGGGCGGCGTTGTATTGTGGTTCCGGTAGCTTGGGGGCATTAAATATGTTGAACAGCGGTTCAATAATCCCTGCGGTTGATTCCGCTTCCACGATCCGGGGTTGCCCAGGCCGGTAGACATCGTGCGTTAATATCCGCCCCTGCCTCCGTGCAAATATAATGTTCATTGCCCCCTTCCACTGTTTGGGGAGTTCCTTCTCCGCCAACATGGTAAAAGCAACCGGTGAGTAGGTAACCGCAGTCCGAACGTCCGCAAACAGGTTATCCTTCGACAAATACACGTAGTTTTTCAGGAAAGTGTCCCGTTCGTCCCTCCGGTCAAGTTGCTCCAGGGCCTTGGCAATAGTCATCTGACCATAGGTTTTTTCGCCTCGCAGCTCGTTCCACTTGTCGCGCTTCAATCCCGATTTCCAGTACAGCCTATCCATGCGGGCCGCATCACCCCCCGTCCAAAACGCCAGGATGTTCATCAGCGCCAAATCGGCGGCGGAATGGTCGTTGCCATGCCCCGACAGGTCGCCCGACCAAAGCGCCGAGAACACTGCGCCTTTTTTGGCCCTGCGGGCCTTCTCCAGGAGCGCATCGTCATCCATATCGGGCGGTGCATCCACAGGAGGGAGGACCCTCTCCTCCTCTGTGGAATCTGCTTTCACCATGTAGGTTTCATGCAACCAATCAAGCGCGTCTTGTTGCTCAGTAACCCCCGTAGCAGACCCTGCCCAGTGGTGGCCGGTGACGGTTAGGTATCGCTTGGACGGGTAGCTGTAAACTTCCAGCCACTTGAGCTTGCCATCGCACTTTCCAGACCGCCCCGGCTTGCCCCTGCACCAGATTCTGATCCCGGTCCCGCTGGGAGAAGTTTCCGTGTAGGTGTCCTTGAACCGTTCCAGCACCTCAGCCGCCAGTGGGTTAAGTTCGCCCGTTGCCGGGTCAAAAACATGGTCAAGGTCGAGGCCGGTCAGCCCATCAGATTCAGCCAGATTGAAGCCGACACCTTCCAGATTCAGCCTGACAGTGGTGGCAAGGGCGGTTCCAAAATCTGCCCAAGTCGAAGGGTCGTTGCTCTTGGCGTACAGAAGTTTGCCGTTGCTTTTGGGCTGGATCGGCGGTTTGGTCGGCTTGCCGCCGCGTTCTTCGTAGTGCCAGCACACCCATTGGTTCAGGTTACGAAGTTCAGCGGGGATATTTTCGGCGATAACGGCCAAAGCCGTTGATTGAGCAGGGTTATTCATAGGTTGAGGTCTCAGAAATCAGATTGAATCCGAGGCCCCGACGCGCTATAATCGCCCGTACCATTAAGAGGCAATTATTTACGTCGGGTCCCACCATACCGAATCCCAGACAGCCCCGCTCGCAATGCGGGGCTTTCTTTTGCCTGGGGTTTGCCAGCCTCTGCTACTGGCTTGTGCGTCTAATAATCAATAGTCAACAGTGCTTAGTCATTAGGTCTTAGGTCTTTTTACTTTGGCTATTACCTTTTTGCAGTAATGCGTACCTCTGCCCCATGCCCAACGGGTACCAAGGTTATATCGTGTACCCTCATTACCGCTTCGTTGATGGTGCCATGTAGTCGGCCCAAATACTTTCTGCACCACTCACGCCCACCCCCCTCGGAAGGTATAGCCATTATCCCGGTAGAGAAATTCCCCCGGGGGTCTATCTGGGGTACCACGGCTAATTCTGCCTTTTCTACCCCATCCTCGGAAATAGAGGCCCCTATAAACGTAGCATCCCCAGGGAGGCTATGCCTCAATAGCTTGTTTAGCTTATCCCGCAATTCTGCTGAGGGTTCGCGCACGTCGATAATTATTGACCCCAGGTTATCCGCTACCCGCCTTTGCCGCCCCATCTTTTGTAGCCTTTTCGCTTTACCCATCTTGACTCTCCGACTCGCTCTGAGGGAAGCGCAGCATACCACTTTTTGTGGCATTTTTGGGTTTTTGTGCCCCCGTGTTGCGCCGAATAATTGTTCCGTATAAGGAACAAATCGCTATTGACTTCCGATATGAGCTACTATAAACTACAAAAATGATTAACGCAACCCCGGAGACGAAAAAAATGCCCCGCCGCCCCCTCGCAAAAAACGCCCCAATCTGGGCACGACGAGTCACCCTGCTATGCAAGCAACGCGACATCCCCCGCAGCCGTCTGGCCGAGGTTATGGGGGCCAGTCTGTCGGCTGTCGGCCACTATTTCACTGGCCGGGTGCAGCCGAGTTTTGAGCAACTATTTGTTCTGGCAAGTTTTTTGAACGTGAGCCTCGATTCCCTGCTTCGCGCTGATGAGGATCACGATCTGTCGGCTGAATCGGCGCGGGAATATCAGTTGCGGGTGCCGCTGATCCAGTGGGACGAGGTGGGGATTGCCCGGTTGACCCCGCCAGACAAGTCGGTAATCGCCCCATGCGACGTGAGCGATTTCGCATTCGCTGTGCGGGTGGAGAGTCATGACGCCGCCCCGGTATTTATCGCGGGAGACACCATCCTTACAGACTACCGGGGGACAATCCCGACCAGTAGTTTTGTGTTATGGCGGGCTAATGAACACGTCCAGCCAGAGATTAAGCTGTACGTAAGTAGTCAGGCGGGGAAGGTGCTTTACCCAGTCGATCCAACTCAGGAACCCACTCCTGTGGTGATTGATGGTCCCCCGCTGTTCATGCAGAAAATTGTCGCTAAAGTGACCCTGTATTGAGGGAGAAACCCCAATGACCCCCGACCACACCCTCAATGACATTGCCGAACGTGCCGACCAATTGGAAATGGTGCGTGTTTTTGACCTCGCCTATCAGCCCGGTATTGGCCGCGACGAGAAAGCCGCATTGCTGCGCGAGTTTGAGCGCCTTTCTCTGCTGGTAGCCGCCCGTGTTGCCGAGCATGGGCGCGAAGAAGAAGCCCAAAGCCTAGCTCAACGCGCCGCCAACCACCTCCACGGCTGCTTTGAAGATTCCGACGCCAAGCGGCGGTACTGCCCCGTGTGCGATGATCGTCTTTACGACAACGCATCATTCCACGCCGCAGAAATACCTGGAGGGGTGTTGACGTGGATGATGTGCGCGGGGTGTGGCTGCGACCACCGCATGGGTAAGCCCCTGCCGGTACTGACTCAGCACCCTCACCACATCGTGTGGGCAATGATCGACGCCCCTCAAGAACAGGTGCCTGATTTATTGGATGAACTGGAGGGATTGCTATGAACCCGCGCAATATCGGTGTCCATGCCCTTGAACACCTCCCAGCGTTCCGTGCCCAAGTGGATACCCGCGAGGCCAACCGGGTCGTGGATGTCCTAGCGGCCACGCTGGCAGACGCCCAGGCGTTTTTAGTGCCCACTGGACTGTTCAACTCCAAAACCGACTTGGCGCGGTTGGTCGGACTGATCAAATTGCCCGCCCCGGCCATCTTTTTGGAAACTGACGGGGGTTTGGCTTTGCTGGCAATGAGCGCTGCCTTGGCCGGCGTGGATCCCCAGCACGGTGACACCCTAATCTGGCCGGTGAGCCGCGATGCCCTCTCTCCTGTGGCCTGCACGTTCCATGAGCGGGACCTAGCCGAGGTAGCAGAGACCGGGAGGTTGCGGGTCACTCCTTTACTACTAAACCCCGATGCGGCCCGATTCCTCGACCAGGCAGACCCACAGACCTTTTTTAACCTTTACTTGAGTACACTCGGCGAGCTGTGTGCGCTGCTGGCCTGCCGGAACATCCACACTGAGGTCATCCAAGCCCCCGACCGGCTGAATCGTGCCCGTTTAGGGCGTGGCAAACTGCCGTTCAGTGATTATCACGCCCTCGTTGTCCACCTGACTGAGAATCGACGGCAAGGCCTGTACGGACCCGATGGGGGCCATGCGAGTCCTCGTGCCCACTTGCGGCGCGGTCACATCCGGCGACTGCCCCAAGGACCTGTGTGGGTCAGTCATTGCATAGTCAATCCGGGGCGAGAGTGGGCGGTAAAGGGGTATCGTTTGGCGGCTTGATAATTCTTGCTATGGGCGCTTATCAAGAATTTCGGGTTTGGGGTCATACCCACCATTCGGCGGGTCAACCCCGCTGAATGAGTATAAGTACTGTGTAAAGTGCGAACCTGAACCGCCTCAATGAGTAGGCAACAATGACCTAAAAGGTCAGTTAAACAGGTTGTATTGCGGAAACGGCAGATGAGGGTGTATACCCAGTAGACGCTTGCTAAAGGAGATGGATATGAAGGCTCTAATTGTTGCTGCTTTGGTACTGGTGCCGACGCTTTCATTGGCAGAGACTGAAAACGAAGCCTTGTTGCGGATACAGAACCGTAATGCTGCGGTGGTGGGGAACTTGGTCGACCAGACACCTCAGTATCAAGATGGGCACACTTTGCGGGTAGAAGCTGCTAAACAGCAAGAACGAGACGCTGCTGAACGTGCCCAGCAGCGACAAGCTGAGGTAGAGGCTGCCAGATCATCCGGCTCAGGGGGATTAAGCAGAGAGGATCAAGCCCGGATCAAAAATCTGAATAGTGACTTACAGCGGACCGCTACAGATAAGCGACTTACAAGAACCGAGCGGGAAACCTCTAGCCGCGCACTGCGGGATGAGCAACGGCAGATTTACAGTGGTGCAGGCGTGGCTTCCCCTATCGCAGCAGAGCCGCCACCGAGACCTATTGTCCGCACAGAGATGCCTAAGACTATCCACATTGGTAACCGTACACTCAACTGTGCTGGCAACCACTGTAATTGACGCCGCTTAGTGTTGGCACATACGGATGACCTATCGTAAATTACCCCGCCATAGGTCGAATTGTGGAGATGGTGGGGTCGATATGTCGATAATCTGAGGGTATTGTAGTGGACTTCGCGTGGGACCAAGAAAAAGCGATAGCTAACGAGAAAAAACACGGCATTAGCTTCTCGGAGGCGCTAACGGTGTTTGGTGACCCACTGGAATTAACTATCTCAGACCCGGATCATTCGCTAGAGGAATACCGGTTCATCAGTATTGGGCAATCCACCAAGGGTAATCTACTGGCGGTTTCCTACACTGAGCGATACCAGAACCAAATCCGCATTATCAGCGCCCGCAAAGTGACCGCGCACGAGCGACAGCACTATGAACGAAACCACTGAATCTGATGAAATGAGACCTGAATATGATTTTTCAGGGGGCGTTCGTGGGAAACATCATGCCGCTTATCAACAAGGCACGAATGTTATCCTCCTTGAACCTGATATTGCGAAGGTATTCAGGGACTCAGCAGCCGTCAATCATGCCTTGAGAATGCTGATCAATTTGGCGGGTAACGAACTGGCAAGGAATGGGTCAGTTACCCCGCCCTAACGCCCCCGCAAAGGCCCGCACGTCCGGGTCATCCTGAGCCATTACCGATAGCCGCCCCAAGTGACGGGTCATTGAGCCGGGGTTGCGCGGTACCCGTGCCACCCAGTTCACGAACTTGGGGTTGGTCAGCAATTTGCCCACCAGTGCGGGGGCCAGCGCCGCCCCTGCGGCACCCAGTACCCCGCCTGCCGCATAGCCGCCACCCATCCCCAACAACCCCATGACGCTCCCAATGGGCGTCTCCAGCGGCTTGCCAGTGCGCTTCTCCAGGTCAGCGACCCGACGCACCACCGGCAACAAGGCGTTTAGCTCTTTGCCAACCCCCTCGACATTGCCCAGCGCGTGTTTCATCCGGGGGTCTGCCTTCTGCCAATTACTGAGAAATGCCCCGGCGCTGAAACTGTCGGGCGCATCCCCGCCCAGTTGTTGCAGTGCAGTACGGGCAAACTGTCGGCGATCCTCCGCAGTGCCAGCAGCCAACGCATTATATTGGTCCGCCCAGCCGTTGGCCCCAAGCCCCAATGGCTGACCCACCGGCAGCTCCCGGCTAACCTTCCCCGCCTGCTCGACCACATCAGCGCGACCCGCCAGTCCACCACCGGTACGCCAGCCATTTTGGGCATCCGTCATGGCGTCCAGCTCCCGGCCCAGCGCCTGATTCTGGGCTGCTGAGGCCCGCTCCATCGTGGGGTGCCCCAGTCGTGACCGCCCCGCAAAGTCCTCAGCGGCCCGGGCCAACCGGCTATCGGCGACTGTCGAGGCCGATGCAGGCAGCCCAATGGCGTCCGCTACTGCCCCAATGGCTTGGCTCTCAGCGCCAGGGGTGAGGGCATTGCGGGCCAGCTTCACCCCTTGCCCAAGGACTTGCCCGACCCCCTCACCAGCAGCCCCCCACAGGGCAGTCTCGCCCGCATCCCTGAGCCTATCCCCTGTGGATCGGGTATCTTCCGAACCCCCAAGCCAGCGTAGCGCCGCACGACTGGTCTCTTTGCCCGCCACGGCACCAGCGGCGCTCCCGGCCATACCTGTCGCTATTGCCCCAGGCCCGGTAGGTAGGCCCGCACCGCCGCCCAGAATGGCCCCGCCAAGACTGCCTAGCGCTTCCCCAGCCATTGGAGCAATATCAATCAAGTCCTTGGCGCTAAAGCCTTTCTCATCAGCGCGGATACTTCGTCCTTGGGCATCCTTGACATAGAACTCATCCCCAACCTTCGCTGCGTCGGCGTAGTGCTGCTTTAAAGCCGATAGCCTGTCTGCGTCGGTCTCAACGCCCGCCATAGCGGAGCGGGCTTGCCAGTTAGCACCACTGGTTTCATCCGCGCCATGCTGGTACTTCACCGCATGGGCAATCTGGGCCACCGCTTTAGGGTCAGCCAGGGTGGCGTCGTCCAGTTCCACAATCGCGCCGTTACCAAAATCTACTTTAGCCATGACGACCTCTATTCAATAATGTGTAGACGTGTTGCTTGGAGCAGCCAATCTGGGCAGCAATGTCGGAATTGGGCACCCCGGCAGCTCGCAATGCGACCATCTGTTTTATCGCTGCCGTAGTGATAAACGGGCGGTTACCACGGGTAGGAGTGGTGAGACCCAGTCGGGAGTAGTGGTCGCCACTGAGAATGCGACTGACTGCCGTGTGGCTGACCCCCAGGTCATTAGCAATTTGATAAGTGCTTTTGCCGTCCTGGTACGCCGCATGAACCGCCCGGGCTTTGCTCTCACCCAACCCATGCCGCTTAGGCAGACCCCACGCCAGATTACTGGCGCGGTTATTAGTGAGGTCACCGTCGAGGTGAATGGCCTGGTGCTGGGGGGTAGGTGGTGTGCCCAGGAAGGCTGACGCGACAAGGCGATGCACTCGGAGTGTCCGGGTGTGCCCCCAATGACTCAAGGTCACCACCTTAACCCCCGCCCGGGTGGCTTGGGTCAGTACCCGGCCAACAGAGGTACGCTTAAAGTCCCGGTTACTCACCACCGTCCCACAATCACCAACCCGGTAGCAGTTGTGGAACCCCTCCAGGTCAATGGGCCGGAAGGTCTCCATTACTTCACCGGCACCAGTTTCTGACCATCCCAACGGTATGCCGCTTGGGCTTGCTGAGTAGGTTGCTGCTGACGCCTATTCCACAGCTCAAGGTCAGTCGGGTTCAGATAGTCCGTTGGGTTGCCACCCTTCGCTACGATGCGTTTTACATAGTCGTCAATGGCGGCATAGCCTTCGTTCTCCTTCCCAGTAAACGAGTTCTTCCCGGTATCGTAGAGCCGCCCCCGTTGTTCATCGGAATAACGCGAATACCCAAACGCTTGTTTCACGGGGCCAGTAACGCGATCCCACAAATCCCCTGTGGATTGCTCTAGTAGGTTAATGCCCGAATCATTAGGCTCAGAGTCTGGTCGGGCAAGCTGCATCACAGTCGTAGCCATTCGCGCATGATCGCTGGGGTTGGTCGAATTTCTCTGCTCGTCCAGCATCGCCATGTAATTCTTGGACTTCATATAATTGCTGTATCGCGGGTCATCGGCTAGACCTTTGCCCAAGTCAAGCAAACTCTTGGCTTGCTTCTGATCCTGGGCTACTTGCTGATTACCACGAGCGATGCCCAAGCTGGCCTGTTGATAAGGGGTCATCTGCTGGCGCTGTTGCAGGTCCATCAGGCTCTTGGTCTGTTCACCTTGCAGCTTCATTGCTTCCAGACCAGGTTCTAACAGCCCCTTTGCGCTATTGATCATTGCGGCGGCACGTTTACTAGCCCCAAAGCCACGCTGACTACCCGCCTGACTCAGTAACGACTCGTAATTGGCCTGTCGAAACTTGTCATCACCGTACTTATCACCGGGTAGGGCGAACGGGTTGTTGTTCACCGGGGCGGCTTGGGGCGCGTAAGCCCCCGTACCCGTAGTGATGCCCGGGTTCTGGGCTTCACGGAGACTGGTCAGGGCAGCGGTCTGCCGGTTCAGCGCCGCTACATTGCCCTCAACCGTGCCTCCATTGCCCTGGTCGGGTGCGGATAAGGTGCCTCCGCCCACGGGCTTATTGCCAGTGACCTCGACAAACCCCGTAGCCTTACCGGGACCGGACAGGTCGTAGCGGGTCTTGAACTGTTCGGCAGCGCCATCATTCCAGCCCCGGGTGACGCCATCTGCGCCAGTGACCGTGCCCGACCGGTCCATCATGCCCAGTGACTGTGGGTCCTGCCGGGTGACGGTGGTCGGACTGGTGACGCCGGTCGGCAACACGTCCAACGGGTTACCAACAGGACGAGGGGCCAGGTCAGCCAATGTCTTGGCGGGCGGGGCAGTCGTGCCAGGAGCGGCAGCGTCAAGCCCTTGTGGGGCGTCGGCACGGTCAACGCCCCACTTGTCCTTGAGCGACTGCCACTCATTACCGGGGGTGGCAGGCATGGGCTGGGGTTGAGCGGGTTGCGCGTTACCCAGGCTGGGTACAACAGGCTGCTCGCCACGTGCTTTGGCGAGTCGTTCAGGATCGACCAGGTAATAGCTCATCGGGCGTTCTCCATAAAATAATTTTCAGTGGCGTTAAAATATTTTTGTGGGGTGTTAAAATCAATAGTTCGGACAGTTTTTCAACTGGCTGATATTTAGAAGAGAATCCTCAGTGTGGTAAAATGGAGCTTCTCCAAACAACACTCCACC